TGTGGATCCTGGCGTGGTACTACCTGAACGGGTTCCGCCGGTTCGACGTCTTTGATCCGAGGACGGCGCGTGTGGTGCCGTACTACTTGGATGAAGATGGGAACATGGAGTTCCAGAGCACGGAGCTCCTGTCGATTGTCGACAAGACCACGGCTCGGCTGAACACGATGGACCTTCGACCCCGTGCGCTGCGGCAAGGCTTCAGCTTGGCTGGGTTGCGGGAGCGGAGCGTGGCGCAGCTGGTGGCCGATGCGGTCGTGAGCGATCAGCAGCTTGAGAAGGTGAAGCGGGAGTTCAACTACCTGTTCGCGCTGCTGGGTAGTGCTGGCATTACGGGTCACATGGTTGACCATCCCACGATTGGGTTGACCAGCGATCTTGAGGTTATTCATCCCAAGGAATTGATGCCGTTCCCGAGCCTGGGCATGGACCACAGCAAGGCCCGTGGCATTATCCGTCAGCGAGTGGTACCGATGACGTTCCTTCAAGAGAAGTACGGGAAGGGCGTCCTAGAGAAGAACAAGGAGCGAATGGATGCTTGGAGCTGGGAATACGGCCATGACATGGAGGAACCTGCGGACAGCCCGGGGAACGGCTACATCCTGTCGAGTGCGAGTACGGGGGCGTTGAATGGCGTACCGGGTAACAACGAGATGGAAGTGGCGAAGGTCCGGGAGTTGTGGCTGGACGGGGCGCGTGGTACGGTCAGCCGATACGTGCTGACGAGCGGCGACCTGGTGCTCGAGGACAAGGACCTGAGCGAGATGGAGGTGTACTGCCCCATCGGATTCGCGCGGTTCATGGACAACGGCACCTTCCACGGCGCGGGCCTGTTTGACCTGATGTTCGGCATCGTGCGGGAGATGGAGCGGCTGCTCAAGAGCCTGTTCAACAACATCCGGGACATGGATCGGTACGGCGTGCTGGTGATGCCGCAGGGCACCATCAACGAACGTGCGGTCATGCGGGATATCGGCAAGGGCTTGCGGTACGTCAACTACAGCAAGGACGCACTGATCGGCGATGACTTCCGTCCGATGGTGATTCAGCCGTTCAATGCCGGTGACGTGCCAGGTAAGGTCGCGCAGTTTGCGAAGAGCATTGCGGACAGCCTGAGCCCGGTGCAGGACTTGATTGCGGAGAAGGGGCGGGTGGACAGCGCGAGCGGGTTGCAGTTCCTTGATGAGCAGATCAGCAAGGCGATGACGAACCCCACCAGCGGTGTGCAGGCTGCGTTCGGCGGTATGTACAAGAGCCTGGTGGCGAAGGCGAGCCGGGAGATGCTGCTGAGCCAGCGTGCGCTGCCCGTGAACAAGTTGAACTTGGATCTTGCTGGCGCGATCATCGACCCCGAGGAGGGGACGGTGAGCTTCAAGAAGAACCCGATTCCCAACTTCAGCCAGATCAGCTTCACGGTGAAGGACACCGCGCCCAAGAGCGAGGTCGTGCGGAAGCAGGAAGCGATGAGTCTGCTTCAGGCTGGCATGACGGATCCCGAGGGCGTGAAGTTGTTTGCGCTGAAGGAAGGCCTCGACTTCGCGCTGTGGATGGATGAGGAGAAGAGCGCGTACGAGAGCGTGATCCGGAACATCCTGTTGCTGTACGGCGACGGCACGAATACGCAGCAGATCGTGCTGACCCCGCACACCGCGCGCCCCGACTTGCAGTTGCGGGTGCTAAGCGCATTCATGGCGAGTCCGACCATGAGCATGGCGAGTCCGCAGGTGCAGGACTCCTTCAAGTCTTATCGTGAGTCCCTGATTGCATTCATGGGACAGTCCCTTCCCGCAATGGTTCCAAACCCCGACGATGTTGCCATCTTCAACCCCCAGCAGCCTGGGGGGGCCGTGGCTGGTCGGATTGGACCCGGAGCACAACCCCCGCAAGGAGTAGCAAATGTCTGAGGAACAGCAGGTCGACGGCGGCAACGAAGAGATTGACATGGACACCGAGTTGGAGATGGAGGACGGCACCATCGTTACGGTGGGCCAGCTCCTTAGCCAAGCGGGTCAGGCCCAGCAGGCGCAGGAGCGCATCCAGAATCTGGAGCGGTTCCGGGATAACGCCACCCGTCTGATGCGCGGCGAGGGCACGGACGAGCAGACTGCGTATGAGGTGCTGCGCGGTGCAGGCTTCAGCGAGCAAGAGGCGATCCAGTTTTCCCGGGAGTACGTGGAGGATCAGGCTGGTGGGGACGAAGAGGAGGGTGGAGACATGGAGGAAGACGTGGACGAGGCAGCGATTGAGAAGATGCTGAAGCGCACGACGGCCAAGGCGGAGAGTCAGGCCGAGGCGGCTATGCGCGAGTCCCGGGATCTGCGGCTGCGCTATCTACGCGAAGAAGTTGAACGCCGGGTAGTTGACAGTATTGACAGGAACCCGGAGATCGTTAAGATGTTGGAAACGCTCGATAAGACCCGTGGTCGTGAACACGCGACGGGTGCCTGGCGAGCTCTGCAGGAGCAAGTGCGCGAGGCCACGATCAAGAACCTGTACAGTCGGCGCGATGCTGAAGGTCGGTTCAACGAGGACTGGGTCGCGGACGAAGCCTCCCGTGCAGCGGAAGTGGTTGCTGCTAACTATCGCACGGTAATCGGCGACATCTCTGGCCTCGGCCGGTCGCCGGAAACAGATGGCGAGCTTGAGTCGTTGCGTTCAAAGCCACCGGTCCAGCCTCCCGAATTCAAGAAGGGCATGGACCGGGGTGCCGCAGACGCATCGGTTCGTGAGTTCAATGTTGACGCGTTGACCCGCCTTGCCGCAGATACTTCGGCTGGTGGGGAAACGAAGGTCTGATCTGTCGCACACCGTGCCGCCCACAGGGCGGAGATAACTAATGGCATACATCAACACTGCGGGCACGCTCTTTGGAGAGCAGTCCACCCGTATTCAGGAAATCCTGAACAAGAACATCGAGGTGTTCTTGCCTGCAATGGATCCCGCGTGGCGGGATACCACCGTGACCAGCCAGGGCGTCGGTCAGGCTAGCCTGATCGGCCGTGACATGAAGATCCTCAAGATCTACATGGGCTCGATGGCTGGCGTGTTTGAAGGCGGCGCGAACGCCAACTTCACCCTGCTTGGCGACACCGTCTCCAACGTCGGTGACAAGATGCAGCGTCAGAGCATTACGCAGACGTGGCCCGATGCCACCGATGGCGCAATGGCTCGTCCGTACCGCCTCGGCATCCAGATGAAGGCAATGGTCAGCAACCTGCTTGTCACCCTTGGTGAGATGCAGGCCGAAGCGACCCCCGCCTTCATCGGCGAGGTGATCGCTCCGAAGCTGGAGGGTCACGCCCGTCTGATTGCACACACCCTGTGCAACTACTGGTACATGCAGGACAACGCCAACTACACCCTTGGCGCGATCTCCAGCATTGCCAACCTGGTGTTCTCCACTGACACTACGTTCGACTTTGTTCCTGCGTCGCTGAACATTGATCGCTACGCAGTGGGCATGCGAATCGACATCTACAATGCTGCGGGTTCTACCCGTCGCAACGAGAACGCCGGTGTTCGTACCTCTGCGTACATCACTGCGGTCGATGAGGTTGCCAACCGTGTGTACGTTCGTGTTGTTGGTCAGGACGTGACTAGTACCGTGGGCAACACGGACACCATCCGATTTGCCAACAGCGCAAACTCTGCACCGGCCGGATTCGGCATCGCTGGCATCAACAGCTGGCTGCGTTACGCGTCCGGCTCCGGCGATGATGCGTTCCTGCTGGGTGCGGATCGTGATACCAGCAACCAGATCAACGTCAACACGCACCCGGAGTTCAAGTCGTTCTACAAGAGCGGCGTTGGCACCCTGACGGAGCACAAGCTCCGCCAGTACCTCCGTGGCTTCCACCGTGCGAAGGAGAAGTACGGTCAGTACGTGGACTGCCTGATTGCCAGCGACGGCGTGTGGCTCAACTACGAGGCGCAGAAGATCGGCCAGTACATGCTGGACCGCACCAACCGCCTCTCGAGCCTCACCAACGAGGGCAGCCAGGAAGGGTTCAAGTTCACCTTCGACGGCCGCACTTACACGGGCTACACCTCGAACTACATCGAGTCTGGCACCGTGTACGGCATCCGCAAGGGTGGCTCGAACTGGAAGAAGTACGTGCCGCCGAGCCCGAAGGGCACGCAGAAGTTCGACAAGGCGGAGTCGTTCATCCCCTTCGAGTTCGTCGCCCCGGCGCTGGGCTACTCCAGCGTCAAGGTGCCGATCACCAAGGCGAGCGGCAGCGGTACGAGCCTTGTGACGGAAGGTGCCCAGATGCCGGGCATGCTGCGTATGCAGCTCGTCCCGGATCAGCCCGCTGGCATCCGTCTGGACGGCGTTACCGAGGATCGTCAGTACGGTCAGTGATCGTCCTGAACGCGAAGTAAAAGGGGTGTGTCCTTCGGGGCACACCCCTTCTTATTTGCTAAAATGCGGGCATGGCAAAGCGCATCAAGGTCAAAGGCAAGACACCTCGCGGACTTAGCAAGGCCCAGCGAAGAGTTATAAATCCACTTGAGTCAAAGAGGGCGGCTTTAATTAGTTATGACCGCAACCTGGCTAGGGCAGGTGCTCCTGAAGGAGTTGATCCAGAATTAGTTGAACGTCTTGATTACATGATTGAAGATGCTTTAGAGCGCAGAGCTGGGGATATTTCATCTATCCCGTCCTCTACCCGCAAGAAGCTGGCGAAGGAAGGCAACCGCAAGTTCATCGGTCCTCGCCAGCTCAAGAGCGAACTTGCTGAAGATCTTAAAGCCAGGGGTGGATTAAGATCTAGATTGAAAAATCTAGATCTCGAACCACTTGTAACTGCTGGAGACTCTCGTTCACTTAATTACGGTAAGTTGCGCGATGCACTCCGTAATTACCTAATCAAAACTGGAAAAATCCCACCCTTCTAATCATGGCGAAGCGGAAGCGTTTCAACTTCAAGGCGAAGCACAAGAACCCAGCGGGTGGCTTGAGCGAGCTTGGGCGGAAGGCGTACAACCGCGCCACGGGTGGTAATCTGAAGCGACCTCAGCCGGAAGGCGGGTCCAGGCGTAAAAGTTTTTGTGCCCGCATGCGGGGCATGAAGCGTAAACTCACTAGTGCGAAGACGGCGCGTGACCCGAATTCGCGGATCAACAAGAGCCTTCGGGCGTGGAACTGCTGATGAACTACGACAACAACAACGGCGGAATGAAGAAGATCAAGAAGATTAAGGTGCGCGGCGCACGCAGCCCCTACGCCAAGCGCACTGAGTCCATGTCTCCCCGTATCAGCCCGACTGGTGGCGGTCAGATCGGTGGGGGCGGCGGTATCAAGCCCCGACCCTGATGAAGAACCCACTTGCTGCTCTTCGA